TCAGCATCATAAACTAGAAGGTCGTTTCTTGTTGGAGCAATAGCGCTTTGATTAGCAGGTACCGCTGCGAGTTTAACATAAGTAAATCCTCCAATAATAGATTGAGGATTAAAATAATTAACAGTAGCAGTACCTAATACTGAGTTGAAAGAACCAATATTATCGACGATCACCTCAGCTCCAGAAACCAAAACAATCTGTAAATCATTACTAGAAAGCTTATTTTGAATCTTACAAGTCTTGTTGTTAAATACAAAACTACTACTTGTAATTATATATTCATCATCATCTGTAGTGGCTATTGATACAGGAAACTTCATAGTTTGAGATGTTGAGATAGAAGCACCAAGCAACTCAGATCTTACAGTATTAAAGTTAGAAGAAGTAGCATAACCATTATTAATTAAAAATGTAGCCGCTTTATCATGTTGATTAGAAGTTACAAGTTTAACTACATAATTAAGAGTTACTGAATCATTAGCGATTCTATTACTTGTAAGGTTGTTAATAACTACTATGAGATTAGGAGAGGAAGGAATAAAACGTTGTTGCATTCTAACATTAGCTCTACTAGAAAGAACAGCAGAACTTACATCATCTACTAATGTAAGAAGATTGGATCTTCTAAATGACTGACCAAAACCTCCAACTGTACTAGAAAAATAACTATTAATAGTTTCAGAAACATTCGATGTAACTGCGTTTAATGTCTGATCTGTAAGAGTAGAGTTAAATTGGAAGAAAGTATCTAACTCTACAAAAGTAGTAACTGGATCTGCAAACCTAATATTAAATCCGGATATAGCTACTTGTTCAGCTAAACTTTCAATATCAATCTTAGTTGAGGCTTTAGTTGCCTCATCTACATCATCTTCAAATAATATAGAAGTAAATACAGCTCCGAACTCAGGTTCTAGAGCGTCTTGACCTCCAAAAGTGGTAATATCTTTAATAAGAGTAGAATACTGTTTTAAAATCAGAGATGTGTAGTCTGCTGCGGTGACCATTCTATTTTGCGTAGCATATTGAAAAGGTGCATTCTTCTTAATCGAAGCAATGCTCTCCTTATCGTCTCCGCCGGTAGAGTTAGTAAATGTAGTAGTGTTCAATGATACCGTAATATTACCTGCAGTGAGCTGAGATACTGGTGCGAACGAAGTGGCTCTATTTGCTACTTTTCCGTTGGTTGAAATGTATTGAATCTCAATTCTATTTCCAGCTACAGGAGCAATACCAAACGTTTCTCCATCTCCAAACGATAATTCAAAGTTGCCATTGGGTGATTCTCTTAGAATATAGATAGTAGTTCTAGAACTAATACTTCTTGCATTTATGATATTAGAGTATGTAGTAAAGTCATTACCAGTTGTATCGGTGTATACCTTTACAATAGCTGTATCAGCGTCTAGATTAGGATCTGGAATAATATATACAGGGTTGTCAATAACTTCACCTACTAGAAATGTTTTAGTCTTTACATCTCCCTCATACACTGTAATTTGATTTGACCCTGAAGCAGTTTTAAACTCATAGAACCCAGTACCATCATCTTCAGCTTCAACTGATTCAATTGTAGAGAATGTATATGTTACATCATCTACTTCACTGGTAAATTTCGTATAAGCAGGAAGAGTAATTTTTTTAGTTCTTGTAGTTTCAGTATTAGTAAAATAAATTCTTATCTTTGCCTGAGAGGAAGTTTTAGTGTCTGGAACGTAACCTAAGCCTTCAGATAAAGATACAGCAGAGCTTCTTAGCTGAGCAGTACTAAGATAAGATTCATTTAAAGCAAAATTAGCAATAAGACCGTTAATGTGAGTATTGTATGCCAACACATCAAGAATGTTAGAAAGAGCAGCACCCTCGAAGTTATAATCTTTAAATTCATCTTTATTAGCTAGATAAGATTTTAAATTATTTTTTATATTATTAAAATCTAAAGCTGTTGATTTTATAGTTGTTGACATTTATCTTAACCTTGAAAGTGTTGTAGATAGAGTAACTTGCTCTCTTGAATTTACTACCTGAAAAATTATAGTAACATTAACTGAATTAAAATCAGGCTGTGTTACGACTTTTATATCCTGGATTAGCGCTCTTGGTTCATATACTTCAATTGATTCTTTTATAGTACTTTTTAAGGATGATGTAGTTGTACCATCAGCCATTTCAAACAGCATGTTAGCGACATTACCACCAAAGAAAGGTTGAAATGGTTTTTCATAGTGATTAGTAAGTATAATGTTTTTCACTGATTGCTTAACCGCTGCAGCATCTACTTTCTTATAGATTTCTCCATTAGGTTTTGCAGTAAAGGATATATCAACATCAGAAAACTTCTTTACTCTAGAGACAATAATGCTTGTCTCTAAGTTACCGTCTTCAATTGATAAAACTCGATTTGTCATTTTAGCCTGTTTTTTCTTTATTTATATGATTAAGGAGCAGCATTTGCTCTAATATATTGAAACCAGTAACCATCCTGTTCTCGTATACTACCTACTTCTCTACCAGCAAAATGAGTATTATCGTAACTCCAAACTCTTCGTGTTCCTATATCTACATGAAGAATTGTATTACCAAATCCAAAACCTTTAAACCCAGCTTTAGTTGCGGCTGCTACCAGCTTATCTTTTTGAGCATCACTCATTCCAACAACGCTAATATCTAGTGCTTTCCCAAACCAATGTTGATTAGTACCATTATCTACTGTAGCAACTTTTCTAGAAGTGGTAGCTTTAGGTAATGCATCATTAATAATAAGCTTACCACCATAGTACTGCTGCATAAGAGTATATTGATTAGCTAGCAACGCACTCATATTATCTACTGCTCCTGGTGCAATACTTGGATGTGTTTTATCACCTTCTCTTTTAATATGAGGATTTAAAGAAGAGTTTAAGTTTATACCGTAATCGCCACCAGAAGATAAAACCCCATCAAATTCGCTCTCAAATCTGCTTTGAAGTAACACTTCTACCATATCACCTGAAGTAAGATCGTTGTAGTTAAATTCCGTCTTTACCTTGCGGTTAAATGTACCAATCCAGTTCTTATCTAATTCAGGTAATGTAATAATAATTCTACAAGAGAGTTTTTCTTTTCCTGTATTTAAATCTATATCAATAGTATCATATGATAATATTAGTTCATCATACACTGCATTATCTTTTAAGAAGATAGCAACATCAAACGCTCTTTGATTATTTGATACGCCGCTATTATCCACAACATTATATACTACAGTACGTCCTTTTAACTTTAAATCGTTTAAAGAACCAGGAGTAATAGTTTCTGAAGGACCCGGTTTATAGATACTTTCTGCTACTTCTAAATTAACATCTTTAAATTCTGTTTTATTATCTTGTACTAGTTTAATAATGCGCGCATGGATATAAAGATATTTTGCTATCTCTACTCTTACTGCTTGATCTCTGATAAAGTCTATGTTAGTAGGATCATCCGTACCTAAGAACTTAGAGATAGTAATACCTTCAATAAGCTTAGTAGATGCTGTTATCTCTTTTTGTCTGTAAGGATTATATTCTTCTTCTGGTAGAATATGAGGATTAGCTCTTTTAGGAATGAAAGCAGACAGCTTATTATCAGTCTGAGAACCAATACGATCGAACTCTGAATGAGAAGAAACAGGAGTAGCATCTGAAGATATAATTCTACCAGTACCTTTTGGAATAGGAGCATTCCATTCTCTACTAATAACTCCTTCAGCAAGTAAATGGGATACAAAAGAAGAGTTACTTCTATTAGCAGCATCTCTAAGACGTGATCTCGCTTTGTCCGGTGTTATTTCTGAATTAGATATGCCTCCGGTATCAACACTCCTATCAAGATAATTCTTAATAAAATCTCCTACATCAATTTTTACTCTGTTGATACCGCCAGCTGATTTAGTTAGATAATCGTCAATAATAGAGTTAGTAGGTTTAGTTATAGCAGGCGTTGCAGTGTTAGTAATAGTTCCTGCAGATCCAACTCCTCCTCCAGTACTTGGATCTGCATAGTTCTGAGACTGAGCAACTGTTGCAGTGGTGGCAGTGCCATCTAAATCACCATGAAACGTAGGTGCAGTTACTCCAGCTTCAAACACCGCACCTTTACCGGAGAATACCATATTAGGGTTACCAATAGTACCAGACTTAGCAGTTACTGCCATAGAGTTAGCAAATTGGTTCATATTGTTAGAAGATACTGTAAGTTTATCTTCAGCCGTAATTTTAGTATCATTACTTGTAGAATATCTTGCAGAACCTTCTACTCTGTTGATATATTCACCTTTTATGTTTTGTTTCTTACCAGCAAGGAAAGTATTTGTAACTGCTTGTGTAACAGCCTTTACATAAGATCCTCCGACTAGCTTTTCAATGTTACCGGCAATAGATTGTTTGATATTGCCAAGAATCTTTTCTACTTTATTACCCCTAACAGTAACATTATAGTTAAGACAGTCTACATTAAAATCACCAGTTACTTTTAAATTGAGATTACCTTTATAAATCAGTTGACCTTCACCTTCAACTATGATAGTCTGATCACCTCCAGTAACATTAATCTGATTATCTAATGAACTGATTCTCACTCCGCCATCTTTGGTTAGTTCAATACCTGCTCCAGAATTATGTTTAATCAGTATACGTTCAGCACCTGGTGTATCGTCTGTCTCAATAATATGACCTGATATAGTTTCTTGTATTTGACATAATGGATATTCAGATGCTATAATATCTTCTGATTCTTCTTCCAGTACAGCTGCAGCAGCTTTACCTTTAAAGTAAAGCTCATTCTTTCTAGATCCAGTAGCAGCATAATTAAAACTAGAGGAATTAAAATATTCAGCTGTAGGAAACTCTCCACGAGGATCTTCATGTTGAACGTCAGAGCGATTCTCTAGTTCTTTATTAATATCGTTATCAGTATAAATCTCAGGCATTACACAAGGTCTTTTCTTTCTAAAGGAGGATTAATACTAGGATCATAGTCTAATTTGTTTTTCTTTTTAAATGAATTGGCAATAAAAGCATCTATATCGATATGAGGACCAGCATGATTTCTATTTACTTGGCTAGCGCCGAACACCTGTATACCAGGCTTAACTGCATAGAAAGATTTTAAGAATAATTTTAACAGTCTAAT